TATGAAGAGAATGCAGATACAATAGAAGGACTTCTTAAAACTAATGTTAAGTTATTTGAAGACTATGAACGTCTTTTAAAATTAGTAGATAAAGAAACTAACGAAGGCTCCACTAAAGGTGGAGGTGAAGAGTCTGCCTCTGAAAAAGGATTAATATGATTGTTAACAAAGCTGCTTTTTTACTTAAAGAAATACCTCAATTTCATCCCGCAAGCGAAGAATACTTATTGTTTTGGCGAGAAGAAAAGAAAAGGTGTATTGAAGGGTATTGGGTTAGCGGTGTATGGATGCCAGGTAATTTATATTTTTATGTAAACTTCTGGACAATCTTATTAAACAAAACTGCACATTCTAAAACTAAAACTCCTGGCAAGCCCTTTCTTAGAGATCTTGAATGGGAGTTTTTTTATAACTGGTGTGAGGCTAGAGGGTTCTCTGGTTTTGAAGGAGATACAGAATTTACTTGTAACAGAGAGTTTATAGGTAAACCTAACTATGTTCCTGCTGCAGAGTATATGCGTAGGACACATAAAAAGAATATGGGCTGTCCTTTGTGGGAAAATGAAGCTAAAAACTTTATGATGATGGGAAGTCGTGGGTTTGGTAAATCTTATTCTGTTGCAGGAGGAGTTATTGGCCATGAGTTTGTATTTGATGGAGCAAAATCATATAAACCTGAAGATATTGGTAATCCACCTTCTACAGAAATTGTAACAGGAGCAGGTGATGCTAAATACTCAGGAGATATATTAAAAAAGACACAATTTGGATTGGATAATTTACCTGGAGGTATTGAGCTTGGAGACAAGTTCTTTCCCTCCCCTTTTTCTAAGCAGTACAGCGGTAGTTGGTACTCTGGTAAAGAAGTTATTGCAGAGTATAAAAAGAAACTTGGTGGTACCTGGAAAGTTATGGGTAGTAAGTCTAAGATTAAGCATCGTACCTTTAAAGACAATGCATTTGCTGCCAATGGTACTCGTCCTGCTGTAATGGTAATGGAGGAGATTGGTATGTTTAGCAATCTTAAAGCATCGCATGAAGCATCTGTAGAATGTATGAAAAACGGTGCATATAAGTTTGGAAGCTGTATGTATTTAGGTACAGGTGGTGATATGGAAGGTGGAGGTACTGTAGATGCAAGAGATATGTTCTACAATCCAGATGTTTACGATATGATTACTTTTGACGACGAATGGGAAGACAAAGGTAAAATATCTTACTTTGTTCCTGCGTATAGAGGGCTTAATCAGTTTAAAGACTCTAATGGAAACACACAAGAGCAAGATGCAAAGGATTATTTAGATAAATTTAGAGAAAAATTAAAGAAAAGTAAAAACTCTAGAAGTGCATTAGATGCAGAGTTGCAAAACAGACCGCTTGTACCGTCCGAAGTATTTCTTACGCGTACAGGTAATTTATTTCCTGTAGCAGATCTTCTTACTAGACTAGCTGAGTTAGAAGTTAGTAACAAAGAAAGGAACCATGATTATGTAGGAGATCTTTATTTAGAATCTGATAGTAATAAAGTTAAATGGAAACCTAATGCTAAACTATCCCCTATTGTAGATTACCCTCTTAGAAGTAGTGATGATTTAGCAGGATGTGTTGTAATATACGAAATGCCTTATGAAGACTCGGAAGGAAATATACCATATGGCATGTATCTTGCAGGAACAGATCCCTATGATCATGACGACGCTACTACAGCATCTTTAGGTAGCACGTTAATTTTAAATAAACTTACAAACCGTGTAGTAGCAGAGTATACAGGAAGACCTGACACTGCTAATGAATACTACGAAAAGGTAAGAAGATTACTACATTTTTTTAATGCAAAATGTTTGTATGAAAACGAACGTAAGGGTATGTATCAATATTTAGAGTTTAAAAATCAAACTCATTTATTGCTTGATCAGCCTGGTATAATAAAAGATGTTGTACAGAACAGTAGAGTAAATAGAGGTAAGGGTATGCATATGTCTAAACCTTTAAAAGATTATGGAGAAGAACTTATTAAGATGTGGTTGCTAGAGCAATACGGAAAAGAAGATTCTTTAAATTTACATAAAATAAGAAGTATACCTCTACTTAAAGAATTAATTGCTTATAATGATACAGGAAACTTTGATAGGGTTATGGCCTTTATGATGGTTATGTATCACTTGCAAGAAGTTAAAAAAATTAAAGTAGAAAAAGAAACTAAAGTCACTACTATATATGATCAAGGTTTCTGGGGTAAACAATTATATAAAAGAGGGAGAAGAAAGTTTTAGCTATAAAATTAGAAGTTAAAAATCTAATTTAATACATTATTACTTGGAAAGTATTTAAAAATTCCTATTTTTGTCCTTTAATTCGCGAATTTAAAAAAAAATATATTAATATGGCAACAGTAAATGTAACCCTGTCTCTTTCTAGTACAGACTTATTTGCAAAGCAAAACATAAGTTTTACAGAAACAGACTCCCTTTCTCCTGCAGGAGATCAAGCCATAGTAGGACGACTCGTTACTACTGGCTCAGGAACAGAAGATAATATAGCATTAAAAGCTTTAGACGGAACAAACGATAGAGCTTATGTATTTTTACATAACTTAAGCTCAACTACGGGCGAGTATGTTAAAATTGGATTATGTGGTACTCATGGTACAGACTCAGCATCAGGCGACTGGTTTTCAGTGTTAGGACCTGGAGAATTTATGTTCATGCCTGTAGCTGATATGCAAGATATAGATATTGAGGCAGCTGCAGGAAACCCTGTAGTTGAATATATTTTAATGGAAAAAGCAGCATAATCTTAAAATAATAATAAAATGGCAAACGCAACTTTAAATGTAACCTTTAGCATCTCTAGTTCAGATTTATTTGATTCTGTTAATTTATCAAAAACTGTATCAGATGCTTTAATTATTGATGGTGATAACCGTCAAGGTCTTACTACAATATTAACTAGCACTAGTTATGCAGATATTAACGTTGAAGCTTTATCAGGAACTACTCAAGGTGGTAAAAAAGCATATGTATATGCAAAAAACATAGATGCTACTGACGATTTAATTTTTGCTGACGATGGAGATCAAATCTTTTCAAGGTTAGCTCCAGGAGAATTCTTTTTCTACCCAACAGCAGATAACACAAAGATTCAAGTTAAATCATCAGCTAATACTCCTACAGTAGAATTCTTACTATTAGAAGTAGACTAAAAATAATTTATGCCTCGTATAGATTTTCCTAGACAAAAAGTAAGTCGTAGAAAAAAAACCCAGAAATGGGGAGAGGAGTGTGTAGAAGCTGCACTAGGTTTAATAGGCATATATGATCATACAAGACGTAGTTCTCGTTTTAAAAAGAAACGAAACTACGATCTTTATAATGGTCAGTTTGACAAAAAAGACTTAGAGTACGTTACAGATCCTTTAGGACTTGGTGGCGTAGCAGAACTTCCTGCAACACTCCAATACTACGATATTGTTTCTCCTATCTTTAATCTTCTCTTTGGGGAAGAAGCTAAACGTAAGTTTAGTTACGTAGTGCGCTCAGTAAATGAGGATGCTATTACTGGTAAAGAAGAAGAGATGAAAAACTCTGTAGTTGAAATGTTTACTAGCTTAATAACTCAAGCTAGAGACGCTGCAGCACAACAAAATCCAGAGGCAACTCCAGAGCAATTAGGCCAAAGTATTCCAGAACACCTTAAAAGGTTAGAAAAATACTTTAGTTATGATTTCCAAGATATGAATGAGTCTGTGGCTCATAAACTTCTCACTTATTTAGAAAAAGATCTTAATTTAGATTTAATGTTTAAAGAAGGATGGGAAGATGCTTTAATTGCAGGAGAAGAAATTTATAGAATAGAACAAGTAGCTCAAGAGCCTTCAGCAAGAAGGGTTAATCCTCTTGAGTTTTATTGTTTACTTCCACACAACTCATCTTATGTAGATGAGGCAGATGTAATTGTAGAAGACACATGGATGTCTTTAAATACTATTATAGATAATTACTACGAGGATCTTTCTCCTAAAGAAATTGATAAACTAGAAAAAGAGCACGGTAATAGAAGCTCTATGGAAAGCAGCAGTTTCTTAAACTATCCATCTGAACAAAAGATGTATATTGAAAATAGAGAAGGCGAAGATTCTGGGAATGTATTTAATTATTACGATCAAGACGGTAATATTAGAGTAACAAAAGTTACTTGGAAGTCTATGCGTAAGATTGGTAGGTTATCTTATTTTGATGAACAAGGAATGCCTCAAGAAACTATAGTAAATGAAAGCTACGAGTTAGATAAAGAAGCTGGAGAAACTATTGAGTACATGTGGATAGGTGAGTACTGGGAAGGTACTAAAATTGGAGATAACACTTACATAAATATTAGAGCAAAGAAACAACAGTTTAGAAGAATGGATAATCTATCTGTTTGTAAATCTGGTTATGTAGGTACTATATATAATGCAAATAATTCACAGTCAGTATCTCTTATGGATAGATTAGTTCCATGGGTATACTTATATATTACATTGTGGTACAGACTAGAGCTTGCAATATCTTCTAACCAAGGTAAAATAGCTCTTATAGATCTGTCACTAGTTCCTGATGGATGGGAAGTAGAAAAGTGGATGTACTATGCACAATCAATGAAGTTTGGTTTTGTAGACTCTTTTAACGAAGGTAAAAAAGGACAATCCACTGGTAAACTTGCTGGTAATATATCTACACAAAATAAAGTGCTAGATATGGAAACTGGTAATTACATACAACAACATACACAATTATTAGAATTTGTAGAGTCTAAAGTGCAGTCATTATCTGGAGTTACAAGACAACGTTTAGGAAGTATATCTTCTTCTGAGCTTGTAGGTACAACAGAAAGAGCTGTGCAACAATCATCTCATATTACAGAAAAGTGGTATGATATACATAACAATACTAAAGTTAGAGTACTTCAAACATTAGTGGATGTTGCTAAAGATGTATATAAAGGAAAAACAAAAAAATTCCAATATGTTACAGATAATTTAGCAACAATGACTTTTAACTTAATGGGTGATCAGTTTGGTTATTCTGAGTACGGAGTATTTGTCTCTAACTCTTCTAAAGACTTACAAGCTTTAGAGGCTTTAAAATCATTAACTCAAGCAGCTTTACAGAATGATAAAATGTCTATATCAGATGTTATCGGCATTTACAACTCAAGTTCAATTGCTGATATTAAGAATAAAATTGAGCAGTCAGAAAAAGACAGCCAAGCCAGAGCGCAAGAAGCGCAACAACAACAAATGCAAATGCAACAAGAACAACTGCAAGCGCAACAACAGTTAGAACAACAGAAAATGCAATTCGAGCTAGAGAAAGAAACTAGGGAAGATGCGCGTAACACAGAAGACAATAAAACTAAAATACAGATAGCTATGATGAATAATGAGGCTAAATCACAAGATACATAATTTAGCAAATTATATTTTAGCTATAATTGCAACCTTTTAATTATTTAAAAGAGTTGCTAATGATAACAAAGTTTATATTTTTGTTCACTGATAAATTAAATTAAGTATTACAAATGGCGATAGGAGATGATGCATTAGAAGGATTGGACTTAAGCGTGTTGAGTAACATCACGTCTAAGCCTGGGGAAGATGCCAAGCAAGATGAAAACTTAGACGCGGAGCCGTCTATTTTTGAACCTCAATTAAAAATAAAAGAGGTGAATGAGATTCCAGAAGCGGGACTCAAAGAAGAAAAAGAAGAAGAAGAAAAAGAAGAACCTTCGGAAGATATAAAGGATGAGAAACCTGAAGAATCTAAAGCGGAAGATAAAGAAGAGCCAGTTTCTGAAACAGGTGAAGATAGCGAAGCAGAAGAAGAAACAGAAAACGCCTTTAGAGTATTTGCAGAGATGCAAAGAGATAAAGGACTTATTGATTATAAAGACGAAGATTTTGAAGAAAGTGACGATTGGTTGCTTGATAAAATTTCTAATACCATCGAAGACAAAGTAGGTGAGTATAAGGATTCAATTCCAGAAGAAATTAAATATCTATTAGACAATTACGAGGCAGGTGTCCCTCTAGGTAGTTTATTAGAGATGCAAAACCAAGAACAAGTATACGAATCTATTTCGATAGAAAACTTGGAAAAAAGCGATAGTCTACAAAAAAATGTAGTGAAAGATCTCTTAATGAGAACAGGTTGGTCTGAAGAGCGAGCTAAT